AAGTTGACCAATATTATATAAATGTTTATGTAAATGGTGAACCATGGGAAATTCATGATTCTATTATAGATTTAGGTTTTAATCAAAAAGGTTGTATTGTTCGTACCGGTATAAATTCAGGTTTAGATATATTTTTTGGTAATGGGGCAATGGGTGCAATTCCACCAAAAGGTGCATCAATTGTTGTTGAATACATTGTAACAGATGGTAATAATGCAAATATATATAAGTCATTTGTAAATAGTAATGATAATTGGGAATGGAATGGTGATGGACGTTTAGCAAATGGTAATACAGTTCCATTAAATAAAAATTTTAAAATTAGGTTAATTACTGATATTATATTTGGAACCGAAAGTGAAGATACTGCATTAACTCAATTAATTGCTCCACATGCAAGCCGTTCTTTTGTTCTTGCATCTGAAACTAATTATAAATATTTCTTCCAAAGAATGAATATGTTTTCTGATATTGAAATAATTAGAGGTTCATATACAGTTAATGGAGCATCTGTAATGAAATTAGCTGCAGATCAAGCTTTAGAAAATTATAATATTGCAAGACAAACTTATAAAAATGCCCTAGATACATGGGGTATTGATAGTGAGCAAGCGGCCGAATTACATAAAGATGTTGAAAAAACATATCAAATTTATGAATACGCTCACAGTAAATTAAATGATAATACATATCGTGATAATACCGTTTATATATTCTTAGTTCCTGATATTAATAAACGTATATCGGCAAATTCAAATTATTTTACATGTGATGAATCATTATTTTATTTGTCAGACGATGAATAGAAAAATATTATTAATTTAATTAATGCATCAGGCCAAAGAATTATAACAGTTGAAAATAGAATAATACAACCTAAAATTGTTCGTTTTGCAATAAATGTTGAAGCTAAGATATGGAGTAATTATGATGAACATGAAGTTTATTCTGCTGGATTAGATAAATTATCAAAATATTTTTTAAATAGAAAACGTAAAGATATGATTCCAATTTCAGATATTATTGCTATATTTGAAAATGAAGTTCCAGGCATTGATTCTGTTAAAGTTAATTTTGTAGCATCAGCTGAAAATACAAATATTTACGGTGAAAGAGATGGTAAACCATTTAATGGTATTGACGAATTTGGTGATATTATTTTAACAAGAACTATTACAGATCATAATGGACAATATATTACAGTTAGAGATATCCTTCCATTGGTTCGTGGCGGATTTATTGATGAAAATGGAACTGAATATAAATCAGGAATAGAAACAAATGCAGTTTGCGCATATAATTTAGTTATTGATACAAAAAGATCAACAAATCAACAAATAACATTAACAAAATATACACCTTTAACATAATTATGGTAGATATTTATACTAGATTAGGATCAGATTAGCTTTACTCTCCATAGGTTGAAACAACAGATGGAATGGAATAGATATTATCATAGATTAAAATGGTATTAGGAACAACTCCAGGAGATGTTCTTGGTGCACCGTATTTTGGTGCAAATATTAAAAAATATTTGTTTAATTTAAGCTATAATCAAGAAGAAATTAATAGAATAATTACTGAAACAATTTTAACAAATATTGAATATGATAAAAGTTTATATAATGTTCAAGCAAATGTTGAATTTGGAAAAGATTATTATAATAAATCTGATTATGCAATTATTAATATATCAATTAATCAAATAAAATGTTTAGGTATTGTAATGACGCAATAAATGAAAAAAGTTCTAGAAATTTTCTAGAACTTTATTTTTGTGAAATAATCGATTTAAATTCTTGCCATATATTATCCATATTTGCAATTTTTCCAGATTTTAATCTTGCCCATGATGTGCCAAGATCAGGTTCATCTAATATATACCATGCATGGGTTTCATGTGTAGGTTGAATAGTTGTATCATAAACATCATATGTTAAAAAATTCATAAGATCATCTACAGCTTCTTCATATGAATCATAATAATCAAAATTTGCACATGAACAAAATATTTCATAAAAATCATCATCATTAAGAATAATGTCTTTTATTTCTTTTAAATCTTTTTTTGAAAATTCATGCCTATTGGTATTTGATTCATTTAATACTTTTTTAACCTACTTTGCAACAGCAGACATTATCGATTCATATAATTGTTTCTTATTCATATTTAATAATTTTACATTTATTCAATATATTTATTAAAAAGAAACCTAATGAAATCACTTCATCAGGTTTCCAAACAAATTATTAACAACATAAACATGAACATCACGGTTGAGCAAGAAGGCTCAATAGTGAATCTTTATCAAGATTTGCAAAATCTATATCTACTTCTCCTGTATAATTCTCATCAACAATTTTGAATCCAGCTTCTTTAAGCATTTCTTCAGCATCAACAAAATACTCAGTTTTTGCCATTAATGCATGTATATATTCTTCATTATGACCATTAGAACCGCTAACAATTTTATTACCACTATGAACTTCCATTAAAGTAATTTTATTATTGCCTACCAATGCAACTTGCATTTCTTCTTTATTTTCATGTTCTATGGTTGCACGGAACTTAATCTCATTAGGATCAACCATAAAATTCTTATAAGCTCGATAATTAAAATGCTTCTTATTAGATTGTCCAAAAAACAATTCAAATTTAGATTTACTTTGTCCACAATATTGATTAATCTTAATGAGTGCTTTTACACTAGCAGGATTAGCTATTTTAATTACCTCACATGCTTCTGGTTCAGCATTAGTCATATCACCAGAATAAACTATATTTTGTGGCATATTATAATAACTTGCATTCCAACCAATTTTATTTCCTTTAATATCTATTAAAGATAAATCATAGTCTTTAGTTCCCCAATCATTACGCCAATAACATCCAATAAGATTATTTTTTGTCAAATCAAATGAGGTTCCAAATGGATAATTTCCAATAAATGATTTTTCAGAAGAAGGAAGTGCAACATGCATTCCAGAATAAAGCTTAACAACTTTAGAAGTCTTTTTAGTTTCTGCAGGTGTTCCATCTTCATTAAGTGTTACTACTACATCCTTTTCAGAATTAGCTTTCAATGTTTCAATAACACTATCTTTAAGAATATTATATATAATGGCTGCATAAAAAACTTTATTCTCTGATATTTTAAGTCTTCTATCAACGGTATCATTTATTTTAAGGAATTGCTTTCCATTGCGGATAAAATATAAATTATCCTTCGGCATCATATAACGCTCTTTACATAATTGCATAAGAGCAATCTTTTTGTATGTTGTCAACTCAACAAGATGTTCTTTAATCGCCTCCTCAGATTTTGGTTCAGAGAATAAAGTTTGCCAAAAACCGGCCTTAAATGGCTTATGGTTTTTAATAGCAAGCTTACGGAGCTTATTAATAGCCGAACGATTATCAATATATTCATTATGCTTAAATGCTAAAAACAATTTTTTATATCGCAAGAAAATAGAAGACAGATGAGTTAAATCATCATCTGACAATTTATTGAAATCAAATACATATTCAGATACTTTGATTTTATGAATTGTTTCATCATTATTAATAATCATTGTATTACCAGTTGTTTTGTACATAATAAGTCTGAACAAATTATGTGCATTCTCTGGCCATATATTCAATGTATCACAAATATAAACTAATGCTTCTCTATTTTTAATAGAATCCACATTAATCATTTTTCCATTATGAACATGTTCAATAACATAATCTGCTACTACAAGCATTGTATCGCCTTTAAGCGCCACACCAGAACAAAGCATATTCCAACAACGATTAAACAAATCATTAGCAGAAATAGGCATAATTACTTTAAAATTCTTAAAGTCGATAATAGGTGCATCATTTTCCAAATCATTAGGAACATATCCATTTCCTAATGCAAAATCAGTTCCATATGTAGTTAAATAATGAAAAACTTGATCAAATGCTAATTCAAGTCTGGTTTTAGATATAACATCTTCCCAATTTTTATAAAATGTTGCATTAGGATTAATAGTTTGTTCTTTTAAAAAAACTAGAACTGAATCATTGCATACATCAGGATGAACAAAATAACCAACTTGTGCTGCAAGCTGATTAACCATTTTGAACATATCCTTAGATGGAGTATTTTCTACTAAAGCTACATTAAAAAGTTTGATAAGTTTCGTATTCATAGTTTTCATGTTTATGTTTCGTTGCTTTTTATTTATTTTAATTTAATGTTGCAAAATTACAACTTTTTCCTAATCTAAAAGTTAAAAGTTAAAAAGCTATCTTCCAAATGCATTCAATTTATTTTGTAATTCTTCAATATTTGCATATGCAACTATATCATCAAGAGCAATATCTGAATGTGAATCAGTTCTAAATGACTTTTTGCTATTACTATAATAACCAATAGCAATTTCACCACGATTTGTTTTAATTGCATACATTTCATAAGGTGTCAATGTATTTCCGCTTTTAATTGTAATTTGTAATGTATTTTCCATATAATTGTAATTTTTTAATTTTAAATTTTAGTTATTATAAATGTTATTTATAAAAAGTTTCAATAAAAATACAATAAAAATAAATAATATATAGAAAAAGTATGTTTTAAATAATAATTATGTTAACAACTGCAAAAAGTATTCAATTATTAGATGCAAGTGGAATGAATATTTCACCTATTACTGATATAACATCATTATATTATGAAGTTGCAAATTCTAGTAATTCTAGTATAATATCCAGAAAATATGTTTATACCGGATTTCCTGTTGCTGTTAATATTACAGGTGAAGCAACATCTCAAATTGGTGTATCTATAAATACTTCCGAAAAAAGACACCCAGATGATGGATCATTATATGATAATGGCCAATTTTATAAAATAATCGATAAAGATAGAAATGATGATTTGTTAATTTCTAGAGTTGATACTAATATTATTCCAGGAACAACATATAGACAAATTAATGTAACTAATTATAATTTATCTGAAATTCTATCTTATTATACTCCACTTGATTTAATAGATGCAAGTTGCCATATATTAGATATATCTATTGATAATATAAATTCTAGTATTAGTGATATAAGTAATAGAATATCTAATCTTAGAAAATCAATAGATGCATCTATATGTAGTTTTGAAGATATAAAATAGTGGAAAGCATTAGTTCCTAATAAATTTTATTTAATTAACAATTATTATGTAGGTAATGGATGTATAGCTGTACCAAATAGCGATTTTACTGGCCCTAGCGGAACACTAAGTTTATTAGTTAAAGCAAATGATGCATCAACTTTAGATGGAAAATTATATGAAATGTACGATCATAGCGGAAATGCTCTAAAAGTTTATGGAACTTATAAAATTGAAAATGATAAAGTACGTATTACATATATGAAAGATCAATATGGAAATGAAGCACCATATGATTTTTATAATTTAATATATGAATAGAAATATACATTTGGAACAAATTCAATTGATTCAAGTATTCAAAATAATATAATTAAAACTGATCCATATACATTTGGTTCAATGGTCAGAATATTAAATAATAACAGTTCTTATATTATTAAAAATAATTATATTGGTTACGATGTATCACTATATATTGAAATTCCAGAAAATGGCGAAATTATTAATAATATAATTGGTAATAATAATATAATTGAAATTAAAACAGATCATTAGCAAGAAAATAATGATTTAAATATTTCTAATTGTAAAATTTGTAATTTTAATATTATTAATATTGATACAAAACAAAGTTATCCGATATTATTTAAAAATGTGATAGTAAATTCAAATAATAATATAAGTAGTGGTATTAGTGATTTATCATTAGTGATTATTAATTCATCTAATAATATTACATTATATAATAATGCATCTAATATTACAATATTAAATAATTGTAATGGATCTATAAATCTTTCAGATAATATTATTGTTGATAATTATATAGATACAGTAAATAGTTCATTAAATACA